TGTGTTCAAGATGGCGGGGGCAGATAAACTCCTGATCGTGGGGAATGATTGCATTGCCTATCCTGACGCAGTTGACGAGTTGCTCTATGTGGCGGCGGCTTACCCGGACTTCGATTATTTTTCTGGAACAGAAACGAAGTCTGTATGGTTCAAAGACAAGTATCCCCACAGATCGAGCATGATAAATCCCGATGGAGTTCTGAATGTTGGGGGGGTTGGGTGGGAACCATATTACTTCAAGGAACATCTGGCACATTGGGAAGATGTGAAGAGAAATTCTTCGCTGTGGGGGAAGGTCAAAGAGATTACTTACATCAATGGCTTCCACAACTTTGCCCTGATAAGAAAGTCTTACTTCGACAAGGTTGGGTACGTTGACCCCGCCTTCTTCCCGGCCTACTATGAGGACGTTGACTACGTGCGGCGGGGGAGGCTGGCGGGGTGCAAGTTCGCCGAGGTCCCTATGGCTCAGTATTTTCACTTCGAGAGTACAACCATCAAAACCGAGACCGGGGACATGCACCGCCGTTATTTCCCTCTAAACCGCCGATATTACGAGGAGAAGTGGGAGGGCGGGCCGGGGGAGGAATTGAACGTGCGCCCCTTTGCTGGCCGGACGACCCGGCACGGAAGGGTGTTGGCCTCGGCGGAACATTTCGACTTGAAAGAAAGAAACGACATCTTCGAGCGGGGGATGGTTGACTACATGAAATGGACGCCGGCGGGGTTCAAGGACTTGCACAAAGGACAGCGATGTGTCATTGCCTGCAACGGGCCAAGCCTGAACGACGTAGACATGGATCTCCTGCGGGGGGAGATTGTCTTCGGATTGAACCGTGGATACATGAAGAACAAGCTGCCAATGACGTATCAGGTTGCTGTCAATCTGAATGTGTTGCATCAATGGGGAGAAAAAATTGTTGACTATCATTTTTTGGGGGACGGGGCATGGGATGTGATTCCGACTTTCATTCCCCATGGCCTTGATGAGTTCTGGCACCCCCACGTCTACGGATTGCTTTTTGGGCCGCCGGAGGAGAGGTTTTTCAGCACAGACATCGATCGGCCAATTTACCAAGGTCACACGGTTTCCTTCGTCGCCCTCCAGATTGCCTACTACATGGGATTTTCAGATGTTATAATGGTGGGGATGGACCATCACTACCCCCGGGCGGAGGGTCATCCTACGAACACTCCGATTGAGAGCAAAGGACCCGATACCGACCACTTCCATAGCGAATACTTTCCGGTGGGGTCCACGTGGGAGACGCCGAACCTGGGGAGGTCCGAAGAAGCCTACCGCATGGCCCTGGAAGCATACACGGCGGCGGGGAGGCAAGTCGTCAACGCCAGCACATTCAGCAGGTGCGACGTTTTTCCTCGGGTAAGTTTAGAGGAGGCATTGAGATGAAGGCCGCTAAATTTTGGGTTTCGACAGACTTGATTCGGGAATTATTGGGGATGCCAAAAGGGGCGGAACTTTTGGACATAAAAATAAACAGAGACACAACTCATTTTCCAGTCGAGATTACGTTTACTCATCCTCAACTAAAGGACCAGCCGGAGGGGTATGGCATACCTCTCCTCTCTGTTGTAGTTAGAACAACGACAGATGTAAGCAAACCCGCGGTGCATCAAGAGTGGGAATTGGATCAGATTCCAGAATTTGAGGCCGGGGAGGATAGTCATGGCAATGAAGAAAAGGAGCATCTAAATGGAACAGGAAATTAGTTCGGGATGGTTTGTGGACCCGCCCATTATTGAGGTTATCCATAAGAGGTATCCCCCGACCAACCCCCACAAAGAAACTGTGGGGGTGAAAATAAAAGTGGACGGAAACTTTTGCGGAAAGTGGGAGCCGGTTGAGTTGGGAGAAAACCCGCTGGATGTCTTTTTTCGGGTAGTGGAGAAGCTCAAGTCTGCCGTGGAAACCCCATCCGAATTTGGTCTTTATGATGCGCCCCATAGAGAGGAAGATAATAGCCATGGCGATGAAAAAGAGGAAGTGGATACAGGGGGCGGTAAAACGCCCGGGGCGGCTTGAGGAACTTGCCAAGAAGGAGGGGGTATTGAAGGGTGGGAAAATCCCCTGCGGCTGGCTGGCACAGAAAGCCAAGAGCGACGATAAGAGCCTGGCGTCTGCCGCCCGGCTTGCGATGAGAATGAAGGGGTGCGGGGGGCAGGAATTGTGATTTTTGCCAGAGGCATCGGATCTCACGGAGGGAGCGAAGCGGGAGATGACCCGCTTGATATGGGGTTTTGGTTTGGTGGCTTGTTCATTACGCTTCAATGTACAGATACTTATGAGGACGATTTGAGAACACTGGAGCGGGCAGTAGAAATCTTGAACGACCCCAATAAGACAAAAAAGCCCGAGGTCGTTTTGGGTGGGAAGATGCATCGAATAAAGTAATCCTTTCTTTGGGTGGGCGGGGAGAATAGATTTTGAGGCCCTTTGTTGATTGGATCGACAACGCGGGTTTCTGGGTTTCCGAGACCTGGGATATAGAAAAGAAAGAGTGGGTGGGGGCGGGGTGGTTGAAACTCTTTCCTGAACAGCGGGCCATCTTCGAGTATTGTCTGACCCCCGACGCCGAGGGGAAGTTTCCCTATACGACTCTGCTCTTCAGCACCACGAAAAAATCTGGGAAATCTACCCTGGCTGCGGCGGTTGCTCAGTGGTGTGCAGAGGAACTCCCGCCGGCCTCCGAGATTTTCGTTTGTGCTAACACCCAGGAGCAGGGAGAGGGGCGGGTCGGCAAGGACTTGAAATATCACATTGACCACTCGGGGCGGGTCTATTTGAACAAGGAGGGGGAGGAAGAAGATGCCAAGGTAACACAGTGGGGGATCAAATATCCGAACGGGACGCTCATCGGCATCCTCGCCCAGAACTATCGCTCCGCCGCCGGGTCCAGACATGCTCTCGTTGTGTGGGATGAGTTGTGGGGGCGGGAGACAGAGGCCGACCGCAAGATGTGGGATGAACTGACCCCCATCCCGACCGTGCCGGTCAGTCTCCAATTCATCGCTACCTACGCCGGATATGAGAACGATTCCAAATTGCTGTGGGATTTGTACTTGCAGGGCGTAGGAAAGGACGAACACAAAGATGGGCAGGGGGAGCCCATCCCCGAACTGGAGGGGCTGCCCTGTTGGAAGAATGGGAAGCTGTTTACTTTTTGGGACCATGAGAACCGGATGCCCTGGCAAACCCAGGAGTATCTGGATGACGAACTGGCCCGCAACCGCCCATCGGCTTACCTGCGCTTCCATGAGAATCAGTGGGTAACGTCTCACGAAATCTTCATCCCAATTGAGTGGTGGGACTTGGCGGCGAAGGCGTATGAGAAAGATGCAATTCTTTGGAACGATCATCCTTATCGCCAGTATCCGGTGTTCATTGGCATTGATGCCGCAGTAAAGAAGGACAGCACGGCAGTCGTTGGGGTTTGCTACGATGCCGCCGAGGGAGTCGTCGTCGAGATATTCCGCAAGATTTGGCAGCCGACTACGGGGGAGATTTTTAGCCTCCAGGATACCGTTGGAGAATTTGTGAAATCCGTGTATAATGACTTCAACGTGCAGAAGGTCGTGTACGATCCGACCCACATGCACGAAACGATGTCCAGCTTGGTCAAAGAGGGGATACCGATGGAGCAGTATGTCCAATCCCCCGGCAACATGATTGCTGCAAGCCAGGCGTTTTATGATTTGCTCCAGAAGGGAGCCTACAAGACCTTCCCTGGGGAAGATGCCCGCCGCCACATTCAGATGGCGGTTGCACAGGAGACGGGGAGGGGATTTCGTATTGTCAAGGACAAACAGAAACGGAAGCATCCAATCGACTACGCGATTGCCGCAGCGATGGCCTGCAAAGCCTCTCTTGATTCCGGCGGGGTTGATGTTGTGAAGCCCATTCGCATACCGTCGAATTTCTCTGACTCTTCTGCATGGCGGGAGGACGACCAATCCTGGTTGCCCTTCCCGCTCCAGGACTAGAACATGGCTGATAGTTATCGGGATAAAACTTACGTGCTGGGCCGCATCTCGGCGGCCCGGAAGGACAGTGAGGGCTGGCATGGCGGCATCAAGCACTATCGCAAGCTCTATGACTTCAAGCATTATGATGGTCAAAGGCGCAAGGGGGAGGTCCGTTACGAAGACCCGACCTATGCCAATGTTGTAGACACGGCGGTGGGCATCCTCCTGGCGAACCCAATTGGTTTCAGGGCTTACGGGTGGGAGCCAGATTTGCGGGAGGAGCAGGAAACCAGCAACATTGAGAAGTATCTCTCTGCCCTCATCCAGATCAATTCCGAGCGCAACGAATACGACATTGCCTATGAAAGCACGTTGAACATCGTGCGGGACGGGGCGGCAGTTTTGTATTCGGTGTGGGATCCGAAGTTACATGCCCGTTATCGGACGACCTTTCAGAAACCTTCCAGAGAAAACGCACAGGGAGTCGAAGCCGTCGGGGGTTTCATAGAGCCCCCGCTGACCTTGGAAGTTATTGACCCTGTGCAGATATATGCTTCTCCTGGGGGGCCGCATCGCTGGCAGACTGTCATCCGAGTTGTCAAGAAATCTGTATGGGATGTTGAGCATCAGTTTGGAGTTACTCTCGAACAGCACAAGGGAATTGAGGACCACCGGAAGCGAGCGATGATGGGGGAGCTGACGGATTTCTGGGAAATTGCCGAGGAGCCGGAGGAGGGGGGTTCGTTCTTCCAGCGCCTCTTGGGGGGCGAACAGGAGACCGCTCCAGATCAAATCGTAGTTTACAACGCTGTACTCTTCAACGGTGAGTTCATAAAAGGCTTCGAGTACAGGCCCATGAGGGATTACGATGCCATCCCCTACTCCATCCAATTCTTCAAGCCGGTAAATCGAGACGACGCAAAGGGGTGGGGGCAAAGCATTATTCGGCCCTTGGAGAGTTCGGTAGACCTTCTTTCCCGAACCATCAACCGCCGCCAACGGCAGATTGATGTCTTTTCTGAATTGGATTTGTTCTATATCCCGGCACAAGAGGGGAGGGATTTGCAGCTTGACCCCGGCATTGGGAAAGCGCATACCCTCCACCCGGGGGATTCGATTGTGTACCCGCAGTGGCCGGGTAATCCTCCTGACCTGAATGAGCAACTTGGCTTTTTGAGTGGGCGCATCCAGCAATCCGGTTTTTCGGATGTAATGTTCGGGACGCAAGGGGGCATGACCGGCTATGCCCTTTCTCAGATGGGGGATCAGAACCGCATCCGGCTCAACCAGCCGGTGCAACACCTCCAGCTTCTCTGGAGGATCTGGGCGAAGAAGGTTTTGGATTTGACCGAAAAGTTTGCTTCGGATGCCTTCGTTCGAGTGTATGGGCGGACGAAGGGGCAGTTTTTCTCCGAACACATTTCTGGGGAAAAGGCTAATCTCTACGGAGTCATTGCAGAAATCAAGCCGGAGTTTCCCAATGAGAAGGTCAGGAAACACGCCATGGCGACCCAAGCCCGGGGTATTCTCTCTGAGCATCGTTTGATGGAAGACTACTACGATGTCGAGAACCCGGATGATGAAAAGACCCGCCGCCTCCAAGAGGCGTTGGAACACAACCCGGTGCTTGTCCAATACAACATTATGAAACATCTTCGCCGGCTGGCTTCGACGGGGGATGAAGATGCCAACATTCTCCTTGAGCAGTTGCAGCGTGGAGGCGTCATGGGAACCCCCGGGCGGCCCCCCGGACCCCCCGGCGCCGAACAGCCTCTTGGCCTTCAAT